ACCGGCACCTGCTTGAAGCCTGCCAGCTGTGCAGCCATTAGTCTGCCGTGTCCTTTTACGATAAAGCCGGAGCGTTTGCTCACTGTGATCGGCTGACGCCATCCGGATGCCTTGATGATCTTGGCCAGTAACTTGATCTGGTCGTCAGGGTGCTTGTTTGGGTTCGCCGGGTTTGGCACCATCTTTATCGTATCAACAACGGCATCGTGGGAGCAGTAGACCGGAACTCCGTCCGCCGTTGCCTTTGGTGTGATTGTTTTCTTTTCTTCGTCCATGTCGTCCTCCTTAATACTTGTACGGGTGTTGTCTGTCAAGCTCGTCCCCTCGTTTCTTGTATTCCACGGCAAGCCTGCCGAGCTTGCACTTTGTTTTGCAATACTCTGTATCGTCTCCAGTAGCTTCCGGGCATCTACTCATAAGCAGACTGCAGAAGCCGTTCGGCTCGTTTTCCTTTTCTTTACCAGTGAGAACTCTCAGCCGGTGAGCCTGGTCTTTGTGTTTCTTCCTCATTTCTTTCTCCTTCCCGCTGAGTTATCCACATTATCCGCTGCAGTTGTGTGCATACAGAGGGCAGCAGTGTGTCATTTTCAGCTGTTCATAATATGCCTTGGCGGCGTCCTCTGAGACTTCCCTCAGGTTATAGGCGCCGCATTTATCCATGTACCGCCTCGATCCTTGTCGCCGCTACCTCAGCCCATGGGCGGCAGTAGAATGGGCTGTTTTTGTTCTCGCACGTTCCGTTATCCATGCCGATGTAGTTGCGACCTTCCTCGACTGCTGCCACGCAGGTGCTCCCGCTGCCGCAGGCGTTATCCAGCACCAGGGCGCCCTCGTCTGTGTATGTCCGGATCAGCCACCTCAGAAGATCCACCGGCTTCTGTGTTGGATGCAGTGCCAGGTGTTGCTTGTCTGATTTTGCCCGGATAATCAAGGTCGCAGAGGATCATGTCAATGCTTTCAGCTTCCAGCTGCTTCATGCCCTGGATGCAGTCAATGTCATAAACCTGGTTCAGTTCCATGGCCCGCTGCCTCCTTTTCGTAAAATGCGTCGAGCGTCAGCTGATCGCCTTCTCCGTTTTCTGTCCGAATGATTGCAGGGAGAGTGGTGCGGTCGTCCGTGATGTAGTTGTTGTAGCTCTGGGCGTGATATGTTACCTTTTCAAGTTTCGGTTCCATGATGCCGTAGCGGTTGTTGTAGCCGAATATATTGACATACTGCTCCAGGTCCATCCGCTCCTCAGCCATCGCATAGGTGACGCAGTAGAGCGCCAGCACATCATCAATGGCTCTGTGGGAGTTTTTGACTTTTCCCTCCAGACTGTAATGCTCGATTGCATTGGCGAGCTTATGAGGATATGCTGCGCGGTCTTTGTAGACTGTCAGGCTGTCGATATAATCGCAGGCGTCCAGCCTTGCGGTGCCTATGTCCGTATAGTGCAGCAGTGCGCGACTGAATAACAGGTCAAACTGTGCGTTGTGTGCAACCAGAAGAGTGCGTCCTCTGATCAAATTATTGAAGGCGGAAGCGGCAGCAGTCGCATCAACGCCATCCTTTTGGATCATTTCATCGGTGATATGTGTCAGCTCCACAATTTTGTCCGGGAGCTTTTGCCCTTCCAGAAGTTTCACGAAGGCGTCCATCTTTTCGTCCAGTACCAGGAAGCCTGCTTGGTTTCTTGTTATCCGTACTGCTGCCAGCTCAATGATCTGGTCAACATTCGGATCCAGCCCAGTGGTCTCTGTATCAAAGAAAACAATCGCCTGATACTTGTCACATAATTGTGAGAGTTTACTGCTCATTTTCGTCTCCTTCCTCCGTGTATGAGATCTCAATGCCCTCCAGCATCTTGATCACCCCGGATATATACTGCAGTCGGAATGGCTCAAGCTCTGCCTGCTTGATGTGCTTGCGGCCATATATCTGCTTCATGTCGCGCCATGTAGTCCATGGGATGCGGTAGAAGTTCTCCAGCTTGATGCTGACCAGAACGAAGGCAGCAGCTCCGAGCTTGTGGTGCTGGCTGAGAGCTTCGATCTGTTCGTGTGTCAACCTGCCGTACTCGATTTTGTCGTCGTCTGTATGTTTTGCCTCAAATACAACAGAACGGCCGCCGGTTAGTGTTCCTTTGAAGTCTGGCTGTCCCTGCTTAGTAAAACATGCCAGGAATTGCCCCTGGCGGTTCGGAGCTCTGAGCGGTTTCATCGGCTCCGGTGTCTTTTCGATATATGCCACGCCCATGTCACGGTACCAGTTGAGGCTTGCTGTGATCATTCCCTCAAAATACTGACCAGATAGGCGTGAGCGGTTTGCTCTTGCGGATCTCTCTGCCTTCGCCACCTCTCCGATGGCAGCGGCAGCAGTCGGATCCGGATATCCTTCATTGTTTCGTCCCATGTTCAGTGTTGCCACCTCCTCAATAAATTGCGTATTATGTACCAGATCTGTGCCAGGTACGGATGTTTTTGCTTGTACCCCATGTTTCACACCTCCGTGCTTCTGACGAGCTGCTTCATGAGATTTCTGCGAAGCTGCTCCTCTATGTCGGCAACGTCAGGAAACGGCACCGCGTTGACACTTATGTCCGGATGTAGCTCTGGCGTTCTCAGCAGTGGTGCCGCCGCACTTACGGAAGCAGATATGGCGGCACTGGCGGCAGCAGGGGAGTGGATAGTGAGCGCCTCTGCCGCATCTACGATGGGGATGCCGAGCTCATTGGCTTTTGCAATTTCCTTTTTCATGCCTGCGCTCGGGTTTTCCATCCCGAACACCCACACCTCTGAGCATTGCTCCAGGAGTTCCATGCCCGCAACCATTCCCATGCGGCGTTCGCAAGGATCCGAGTCGTCGAGAAACTGGGTGAAGTACACATGGGGAGCGATCGGCAGCAGGTTCGGGAACATGTGCATCACTGTTCTGCAGTAATATTGAGCCATTTCAATGTTGTGCTCGTAGTTGCCGTCGTTGCCTCTGCACGGCGAACAAATATAGATCAATTTCTTTTTCATGGTGTACCTCCTAAATAATTTTTATTGTGTTCTGGTTGCTCCCTGGTTTCCAGATAAACCAGGAGTAGCTTGTGGCGTCTGTTCCTTTTCCGGTAAAACTCGGGCGCTGGTGGAGCGTGTATAGTCCAGCCAGTTCTCCGGCGTGTTCTTTCCAGAATGGGAAGCGTTCTTTAGACTCAAGAAACGCTGTGCGAAGTAGGAAGATTATCACACCGCCAGGGTTTAAGTGCTGGTAGCTTTTTGTTACAAAATCCATGGCATTGGAGAAGGGCGGGTTCCCTATGATTGCGTCATACTTTCCGAGCTCCATGCTCATATAATCACCGATCAGAACATCGTCAGCGATTTCTGCAAGTGTTTCGCGTTCTTCCTCTCTGATTTCTACCGCGTCGATGGTGATATTGTCGTATCTTCGCAGTGCTCTGATAATGTTGCCAGATCCCGCGCCTGGTTCTAACACCTTAATACCCCCCCGAGCGGAAAATTGTCGAGTAGGGCCTCTATGGCTGTTTCTGGTGTAGGATAGAAGTCAGATGCACGTCTCTGTGCTCCTCTGTTTGTTGCGCTCATGCTTGTTTCCTCCGTTTCTTCCTGCTTCTGGTTGCAACCTTTAGGGCGGCAATAGCAACGCCGACCTCTGTGATCTCTGCGTGTTCGCTCCTCAGATCGCTCCGGTTGAGTTCCAGATTGATCTCATTGTCAACCAGTACAAGATTGTTGATGTCGCAGTTGTCTTTGTTTCCATCCAGGAAAGAGACCATTTTCCCCTCGGGGATTGGTCCGTTGTGTTCTTCCCAGACAAGTCGATGCAGAAAAGCCCAGCGCTCGCGCTGTATTCCATCTTCCTGCACCTTTTTGATCAGGTAGCCGTCCGTTGTTCTGGAAATGTCGCCGACATTCATGTGATTGGCTGGGATGTTTCCCTTTTTGAACATTGTCGGTCGGGCTTTCTCATATTGTTCCGGCGTCATGGGCTTGCCTTTGTTCGGTGGCTCCTGACCTTTTACAAATCGGCAATCGACGCCGCTCTGGATGCCATGGTTTTTCTTGTATGCCCGGCATTGTCTGGCAGTGAACTCGATCCCGAAGTGCTCGGAGACCATCCTGGCGATCTCGTCCGTCTTTCTTCCTGCTGCAATACTTCGCACATAAGCCTCCATACCTTCCGGGTAGAGGAGAGAGCTGCCTTTCGGCAGTCCTCCAGGTGTCCCGCTTTTAATATGGAGTCGGTTCTTTGCTCCTTTGACCATATTCTCCGTGAATGTCATGCCGTAGCGCTTATCGAAGCCCTGGCAGTTGATCAACTCAGTGATTTCTCGGGTTGTTCTTCCTGGTACATTCTCGGCGAGCCAGTCGTTGACTTCCTGAGGCCATGGTTTTCTCATTTATCAGACACCTCCAGCTCCGGTACCATCGAACCGACCGGGTGCTTGCCGCTGTTGTTGTATCCATACTCGTCAGCGTACTGCAGAGCCTTGAGCTGCACCTCGGCGTTGTTGATGATAGTGCTTGCGACTTTCGTCACGGCTTCGGATCTTTTGATTTCTTTCTCGAGCTCCTCGTCTGTGAGATCGTCGTCGTTGATACGTTCCAAACTCTCAAAAAGATAGTTGTTGAGGTCCTGGAGTGAATTTTTCATGTCTGGCACCTCCTATCTGTCAAGCAGCTTCTCGATCAGCTGGTCGTACAAGAGCTTGTAATCCGGCTGGTTTTTCAGTTCGGCAAGTTCGGCGGTTACTGCTGCCAGTTTTGCCTCTGTTTCGGTCAGCTGCTGCTGCATAGCTTCCAGATCTTCTGGCTGGCACCCCCCCCGCGAGGTTTCTGGCTGCATCCAGTCAAGTCCGAGTGATATGGAGAGGGCGATGTCAAGCTCCTGGAGCTCTCTGTCTGTCAATTCTCCGATATAGGTGCCGAGCCGTTCTGTGCTTACTGAGTAAATCTGTTCGCAGAGCACGGTGGACGGTCTGAGCGAAGATCTGATGAACACATGAGTCGGGAGGTCGTTCTTTGGCTGCGTAGTCATGTAAACGACTTCGACCGTTGTGCTGTTTTCGTTGTTTTTGTTATTTGATACGATCACCGCAGGGCGACCGGCGCGCTGTTCGCTTCCGATTTCCTGGTGATTGCTTTCGATGTAGTAAATTTGTCCTCTTTTCATGTTTGACCTCCTTTGAGTTGTGGGCTCTGGTTTATTTTTCTTTTACGGCGTAGAGCTCGTGGGTTCCGTCAAGTATCTGCTTTTTGACCTTTTGATTTCTTTGATCTTTTTCTCACGATCTTTTTGCTCCAGCTCGGCCTTGCTTGGTGTTTTTCTGCCAGTTCTATGACTTTCTTTGCAACGGCGTCCATTGCCTCCTGCTTGGCTGCCTGGATGGCTCTGCTCGCCAGATCTCTGGAGTCTCTTGAGTCTCGAAGGACTTCGTTGCGCTTCTTGATGTCTTTGATTTTCTCCAGTTCGTACAGATCCTTAAATGAGAGCTGGAAACTCTCGTCCTTGTCGATCCTCTGCATGACGCGCTTGTCGAGCTTGGCAATGTTCAGACGGTGGCGGATCGTAGTGCGCCCGAAGCCGGTCTTTTGTGAGATTGTCTCCTCGGTCTCTCCGAGGTCGAGCATCATCTGGAAGCTCTGAGCCTGCTCATATATGCTCAGGTCATTGCGCTGCATGTTTTCCTCGAGCATGATGCCGATCTGGTCGCTTCGGCTGATGTTACTGACGATGCGGCACGGAACACTCTCAAGCCCTGCCTTTTTGGCTGCTGCCAGTCGTCTGTGTCCGATCAAAACACGGAAGTCACTGTATAGTGCAATGTTTCCGGCGTCCGCCTGCTCCTCTGGATCTCTTTCGTTGCCGATCGGGATGACTGTTAGGTTCTGCATGATGCCGTTTTTCTTGATACTCTCAACCAGCTCCGTGAGGTCTCCGAGATCCTTGCGCGGGTTGTCTGGGTGAGGGTAGAGGTTCGACACCTTGATCATTATCGCGGTGTCTTTGGTTGTTCTGGTTGTTTCTGTCATGGTCTGTTCCTCCTTTGGTTGATTGTGGGCTCCTTGTATGTATTCCAGGAGAGCAGTGCGCTCTCCCGGATGTTTCCGACATTTATGTCGGGATCATATTATGCGATGATGGTGATTTGTTCGCGGTTCTCAATACCGTCGAGAGCATCCTCCAGGTATTTCTTGATGTTGTCGACCGCCTCAGCCTTCCAGAGACCGCCATCTGCTGCCACCAGCTTGAACACCGGATCGCCTCCGCGTCCTTCACTGATGCGGAACACGAAGTCACTGGCAGGCTGTTCAACCTCCAGGAATGTGCGGTACGGTACGAGGTGCACCGGGTTCGGCACGAGT